CATGGATCGACTACACCCGGAACGCTTTGGGCTGGGTTTGATGAGTCGAATCTATTGGATGGCTTCTGCGCTCGCCTACTGATCTTCCAAGAGCATCAGTACGGACCACTCCAGGAGACGGAGCAACAAGACCCTCCAGATTCGATTATCCAGCAGGCTAGGTACTGGGTCCACTGCAAGCACCATGATGGCAATCTGCCCGAGCTGAACGCTGGCTGTCGGGTGATCCCAGAGACTGGCAATGCTCGCCACTACTTCCGCGAAATGGCGGGACTGATGGAGGATAACCTCCACGATGAAGCAGCAGCGGCACAATGGGCCAGGTCCAGCGAGAAGGCCCGCAGATTGGCTATCTGCTACGCTTGCAGCCGTGACTACCAATCACCGCTAATCGATGACGAAGCTGCTCAGTGGGCCTGCGACGTGGTCAGAATCGCAACACAGCAGTTCCTCAAGGCGGCAAGGTCAGAGATTACCGGGAGTGACTGGCAAGCGGTCAGATGGAAGAAGATACTTTCATACATCAAGAGCGAAACGAAGCGCCGGCAGCCGGTTAGTAGATCGTCACTGCTTAGAAAGTTCCATCTGCCCGCGTCTGAGATGGAGAAGATACTAAACGCCTTGGCCGAGGCACGGGAGATTGAGGCTGTCGCTGTCGCCGATCCAAGGCCAGGTCGCCCTGGGACGTACTACCGGGCGATGGGATGAGTTCTTCAACACTCAGGATCGTCGATCTGAGGATCGTGTAGACGTGGTTGTTTGGGTTGTCCCGCTCATACTTGCCATCGACTAGCCAGCACCCAAGCGTGATTGTCTTGCGGTGCTTGGCGACCAGTTCACCAACCAAGCGAATCTGATAGGCGTCGTCGCCCTCGGCATGGTCGAGGAATACAACGCGGTAGAGTCGCCCGAGCTCAAACTTCTGGATGGTCATAGGTTGGTGCCTGCAATCCTGCTTCAACTGCCAGAGTCAAGGCGAACGCAACACGGGTCAGGGCGTTGACTAGGTGAGGTTCGGAGCGATCACCAGCGGACCACTCGACCAGATGATTCATGGCGTGCCCGATGTGCTCTTCGAGCGGGATCTTTTTCCAGTTGTGGAGCCCGTACTTTCTGAGCCCGAAGCCGTTACACTGGGCCAGTAGCCTGAGCACCACTGGCGGAACTGCATCGTACCTTGCCAGCGTGAACGAGTGCTTTCCACCCTGGGCGTTAGTCTCGGTGTCGCCTTCGCGCAGCTTGGGAGGTTTCACCCACTCTAGCCTGCTCTCTCTCTTTGCTTTTGTCGTAGCAGATGGCTTGTTTTTGGTCTTCTGGGATGTCGTCATCTTTGATAGCTCGCAGGCACCTTGGTATGTAATCTTCTTCCGATTCGTTCGGTAGTCTGTTTGGTATCGGCATCACTTCGCCCTCACCGCTTCGAGGTTCAATCGATCCGCACCGCCCTTGCTACGGCTTACGGTTATCCCCAACCAAGCCGAACCGATATTCTTTGGGCCCATGCCTCGCTCTACTTCCCAGCCGCCCGAGCCATCGCCCCAGGCATCCTTGTAGCCAGGGCACCGAACGTGTAATTGCTCATCGCGATACACCCGCCCGTTCTGGCTGATACGCTGGCGAGGGATGCTAAAGATCCAATCGTCGTGGGTGTGACCAGTAAGCACTACATTGGCGTCGGGCGTGTAGTTGGCGATTCGGTTAGTCTGGATCACCCCCTTCGTTACTGGCCCACCACCTCCTGAGCCGTGGTAATGATGAAGCCAGGCGGAGGCGACGTATCGGTCCGGGTTTGCGGATGATTTGACCGACAGCCTAACCCACCCGCTGTAGCCAGAGGATAGCGTGACGCCTCCAACCGATCGCAGGCCAGCAGTCAGCCTATCGGTTAGATCCGTTTCATGGTTCTTCTGGATCGCCGTTTCATGATTGCCACGACCACAGATAGCGAGGATCGATTTGTACGGCTGGTAGAATTCAACGGCAGTAGATACCAGGGAATCGAGGTAGTTGTTTGTTTGATGTTCCGGGCGGATGGATTCCTTCGACGATCTGCGATCGTATTTCCCTTGCATCGCGCAGAACAGATCGCCGTTATCTAGCACTGGGCAATTAGATTCCATCGCCTCGTTCAGGTGCTTCCTTTCCAAGTCCTGATCGCACTTCGGGTTGTCATGATGGACGTCGGAACGAAGAAGCATCCATGCGGTATCTTGGCCAATATCCCAAAAGCAAAGCTCAAAGACGTTAGGCCCGATCTGTTTTAGCGTCCACCTTTGCATGGTCGTTCCTCAAATTGAGTCTAGATCGGATCGCCTCTACACGCCCCTCGCCCCATTCATCTAGCCAGCCCTGAAACCAATAGAGGCGATCAAGCTCGCCCATCTTGTGCGGGTTGCTATCAAATGGATCGCCGTTATTGAACGCCTCCCGGCCTCGGCTGTTCGCTGTTTTCTTCTTGCCCATCGATCGCCTCTTTCGTGAGTCGGCAAGCTTGTTTAATGATGGATCGCCACGGGTCAAACGGGTTGAGCCATCGCAACGCCCCAGTCATTGTAGCCCGAAGTGCGGCAAAAATGGTGACGCTCCAATCGAACTGCTCCGCGTTTGCCCTTAGTTCATCGGCTAGGCTATCAATCTCGGCTAGGCATTTCTCCCAGCCTTTGGCATTCATGTTCGCCTGGACTCGCCTACATCCACACCCCTTGGGCGGATCAATTCCGAAGTGTCGCTTGATTAGGTAGTACACCGCATCCCCTGGCCGATCGAGTCGGTTCCGTGCGGGGCGTGCTTCGTGGCGGATCACCTGGAGAAGCGATCGATCCACGATTGGCGTAGAGTCAACCAGGCAGCACCCAAAGTGCGTCACTGGGTTTGGTGCTTTATGGATGGCCCCGCAGCGCGGGCAGATGGATTCGATCATGGTTGGCAGTTAATGGTGATGGTTGCTGTGGTCGCTGAGGTGAAATTGACTGGCAATGTGGTATCTGCTGGGTCGGTTCCCTGGCAGCAGTCACTTAGCCACGACCGGCAGGATACCGGATCTGCTTCAGACTCGTTGCACTGGCTCACCGGGCATGTTGTCCAGGTCATTGTGATACTGTTTTTTGTGGCACCGGAAGTACGGTTCAGCGTGTGATTACCGCAGACATCATCACAGTCTAGCGTCAGCGTAGCTTGAAATTGATCGCTGGCGATTGGGAACCCTCGGCATGGTTCCTGGCAAGTGCCATAAATGCCACCAGCTACAGGATCCATGTCGAAGCTATCACAGATTTCGTCATACGCTCCATTGTTTGAAAGCGAGTTTGTAAACGGTGTAGCGTAGTTTAAGAACTGAACGATCATATTATTCAGCGGCGGAGGGAATCCCATCACTTGATTGTTGAAATAGGTTTCAGAATTGATCGCGGCACAAGTCGGGTCGTTTGGGCGATCAGTCCACCATTGCTCATCAGCATCTCTTTCACCACTTCCGCATGGTGCAATTGAGTTGCACTCTGCTGCATATGTCTGACTTGAGTCGAAACAAAACGTGCTTGTTGTCATCTGCACCCAGTTTGGAGCGTCTACAGCGCAATCAATAAAGCGGAAGCTATAGAGAGGATCTGGTGTCCCTGCAGGATACTGATAAGAGGTAATCTGCTGCTGACCAAATAGGCAATAGAAAAAGCCCATCAGCCCACCTAGCCCGCCTTCATCGCAAGTTGGGGAAATGATCGTGCAATCACTGTTGCGTTGGCAATTGTCATTGTAGTGCGCAGATATTTTGTAGCGGATTGTGCGTTCTGTTTTCGCGTAGACGGTTCGACCAAACACCGCGAAGATCTCTTGCTGCGTACCGCTCGGCGCAAACGTCAAGAGAAGCGACACCTCTTGCCAGGTTGTGACTTTGTAGAACAGTTCAAGGTCCTCTACCTTGAACGTAAAGACGTAATACTCAGTCGGCTTGCATCCGCCCCACTGCGTATAAATGTTTGGGTAGAATGGATCTTCTTCATAGTCTTTCGCGTTGTACCAGGTGGAACACGGAACGCAGGAACCAGCAGGAACAGGACCACCACCGGGACCACCGAACGCCTCGCCGTAGCCAACTCCCTCAAATCCTCCCCCACCTGGACCACCGCCACCTTGAGGATTGCAGCACCCTAAATTGTTTCCTAATCCTGACCACGAATTGTAGAACGCTTTCCAGCAGTCGCCCTGGGTTCCATCCCATGCCACGGCAGCGGAGTAGTCAACAATCTCATATTCCACTGGAGTGGAGCAATATCGCAACACCAGCGAGCAACCCGGTATAGCGTTGATCGCTTGGTTGATGGTCCACGAATAGGTATCGCTGCCAACCGATGCGGCAATCGTGGTGATCGTCTCAGTACATGGACCACAATCACCTTCACCGCAGCACGTACACCCTGCCCCGTGTTTGTTAGCCATTGTTGATCCCAAAGACTACCTGGAGAGTACGCGCAGCACCTTCGCTAGATCCGCTCACCAGCTTGAGATTAGTTGGCGTCGTGGATGGTCCACCGATTGCACCACGGAACGCGGCAGCATCGAGGCACACATGGCGACTTGTGCCTACTGTCACGCTGTACTCCGTGCCCTCTTTGTAGACTGGCTTATAAGTCGTTCCGCCATCGTCGCTAACCTCGAATTTGAGGCTAGTCCCAGTCAACGCGGATGGAGTGACAACAGCCAGAGGCACCTTATCCAGAGGCACGGCTACCGCGGCACTGGTCGTTGCTCCGTTCGCGATCACCACATTCGCCCGCTCGATTTTTGTTGCCATGTTTAGCAATCCTCAAAGTCAACAAACCAATATCCAGAATACCATTCACGTTTGCATTGAACCCATTTGTCCGCAGCAATTGAAGCGGCGGAGATGTTGTATACCGTGTGAGTTGTGCTGGTGCTGGTCAGCGTAGTGCCCACCAGTTTATAGGCTGTCACAGTCCCGCTTCCAGCAGTCGTCCCGCTTCTCGCTGTGATCCCACCACTGTTCACCTTGGCAATCATCGCGGCACCTGGGCGAGCATAAACATCGATTACAATCAGCGTGCCATCCTGGGTGCGGGTGGCTAGGAAGAAATCGTTATCTTTAATCAGCCGATCGCTGAGGTTGAACACCTCAGTAATCACACTGGTGCTGTTGGGTGTGTGGCCCGAGATAGCGTCGGTTGTCTTGTCCCTGGTAGCCACCCTTGCGTCGCCCGATGAGACTACTGGCGTAGCTGCGCCATAATCACCCGCGGGGATGTCTTCTTCAGCCTGCATCAGCCAGGTGGCCCCAGTATTGGCTGGCACACTGCGAGCACCTGGTGTGCTGTACGCTCCAACCTGTTCGCGTACTAGCTTTTGTACCGCCTTGGCTAGCTCAGTGCTTAAGACTGCGTACTGCTTCGTCATGCCCAACTCCAGGGACCAAGTTGGAGGTCGTTAAAGTTGGCTGACTTGTAGCGATTGAAACTGGGCGAGATAAACACTGGAGTTGTTAGGCTAGTATTTTTACCGCCCGATCCGTTAAGGTTCCCGGTAGTCTGCTGGAAAGCATCGTCGCCGAACGGAACCTTGGCACCTGTCCCCTTAGATCCGCCCGACCAGTAGTAGGTTCCTTCGTCCAGTAGTTTGATCTTCCAGCCCTCGCCGTTGTTGCTCCAGAATTTGAACTGGTACTCCACGTTCCAGTAAGCTACCTGTTCTTTCCGCTCCTGAGTCGCACTGATCGAAGCACACAGCACCGTGTTAGCGGCAGCACCCCAAAACGCTTGCGAGTTTACGCGGTTCATGTAGTTCGGAATCTGGGTGTAGTCAAAGTACAGCTCCGCTCTGCTGATCGTCAGCACCTGGATTGTTTCAGGCGTGGTCAGTGGTGGCAGTGACTCGCCAGCCGAGTTGTAGAAAGGTCGCGTAGGATCCTGAGCATCGAAGAGTAGCGGAACCTCGATCGTCTCAGCGGACCATGACCACCTGGGCGTGATGTCCCACGGTTCCTGATTCGATTCGTTGGCCTTGATCGTTTGGTTGTCAAAGACGCACTCCACCTCCCAGGTGGCTGGTCCAATCTCCGTGCATGTGCGGGAGATGCAGTACGCGCCGGCTGCAATGTCCGACGCGGCACCGATGGCAGGGATCCCGGGAACCAGGACCACTTCGTTCTCCCGCGCATCCTCATCGGGACTACCAGCGAGCCCCACGCCATCGGTCATACGGACAACAAAGACTACCGAATGCTGGAGGTTAACCCTTAGCTTATCTAAGTCGAACGTCTCTTGGCTGTTGATCCCTACGCGCTTGCCAATCACGGCACTCATAGTGCGAACTCCACAAAGGCGGCGGCTGGGTTTGTGAGTGCTTTAGCGATCTTCTGAAGGAACGCTGCTTGCTGTCGTTCAAGAACCAATTGCTGATTCATCGCGTTTTCGCGGAACTTCTCGAAGGCGGCTGTACTGGTCGCTTCCAGTGCTTGCGGCTGAGCGAGTTGGACGGCTTGCTGGGTTGCGTCTCTCGCTGTGGCGCTGACGTCCTCAGCACCTTCCCGAACCGCTTCGGCTCCAGGTGCGGCGGCTTTCATTAGATCGATCCCGCTGAACTGCTCGAAGGTAGCCCGTACCTTGTCGGCTGCTTTGGAAGTACCTTCGGCGGTTAGATCCTGTGCCTCGGTAGCGTCTGCTAGGTTGGCGGCTTGTGCTTTGGATTCCGCTTCGTATGCTGAGCGTAGCGTACTCATCTGATCGCGGAATTGATCGAGTGCCTTTTGCCCTAGGTTGTCAGGGTTGGTCAGTTCATTCAGTGACGTCTGCATCTGATCGCGGTTCTCGTCGCGGATCCGTTGCACCGTAGCTTGTACTTCCTTCGCGATGTTATCGATGTTCTGCACCACATCAGCACCGAACGTGCGGCGGGTCAGTGGGTTATTGACCAGCACACGGAACAGCCCAAGAAAAATATCCGTTGCACTTGCTGCCATGCCGATGATGAACGATAGGCCAGCCCGCAGTCCGTGGAATGCACGGATCGCAATGTCCAGTGGCGTGTTGACGTATGCGAGAGTTTGACCGAGCAGATTGAAAACCCTGGCTGAGTTGTCAACGCCAGTAGCATTCAGATCGAGGTTGACTAACAGATCCTTCAGCATATCGATGAGCATCGTTGCATACGGCAGAAACGCTGTGCCGATCGCTGTGGAGACTTCAATCCAACCGGCCTGCAACGCTTTGAGTTGGTTCGCGAATGACATGCTGGAGCGGTCAACGTCGCCCTGTGCTGCTGCTGTGCCGGCCAAGATGATATTGTACCTGGCCATCGCTTTCTGTGCGTCGTTGGCTGTCTGCGGGTCGAGTCCTTGCTTGAGCAGCTCCGCTTTCATTGCAGTCTCGTTGACGATCACCCCGAAGCGTTTCATTGGCTCGGACTCGCCAACGATCGCAGAACGCAACGCCTCGAAAGCGTCAACGTCTGCGGCATTGTGGAAGCTCGCCAGATCGTAGGAAAGCTGCGTTAGATTGCGGCTCATCTCGGCAGCGGCTGCTGGATCTACTCCCATCGGGATGACCAGCGATTGAGCATCAGCCATGAACCCGAGAACCTCGGAGCGGCTACGCCCCATCGTCGCGGCAAACTGATCGCCCCAAGCTTGCATTGATCGAGCATTCTGGCCGAAGACTACGTCAAACTTGTTTAGCGTCTCCTCCAGCGTGCTTGCATTGCGGATGGCATCGGTGATCCCAACAGAGATTCCGAACGCAGCACCGAGGGCGGTTGCCTGGCCAATGAGTGATCTCATCATGCGGCTGAGCATGTTTAGGCTGTTGCCAATCGCACCGAACCCGACCCGCCCGACCATCTGTACCTGGGCTGAGAACTTCTTGATCTGGGCTTCCATCGACGCAAAGGCACGGCGGAAAGCGGCCTGGCCTTCTACCCCCATCTCAACATATGCGCGGCCTGCAAACTGTGCCATTAGCCGAACCTCGCCTTGTAGTAGTCAACCCAAATCTTTGTCATCTTTTTTGCGTGCCTAGCCCTAGCCACTGACATCGTTGGACGCTGCGGCATCCTGAAAGACATTGGCCTGCCAGTCTTGCTTGTAATCAATCCTAAATCCTGGTGAGCTATTGTCGTTTTGCCTTTGCGTCGTTTGATGTTTTGCAGCGTGATCAGTGTCGGAATATAGCGAACTTTAGCGGTAAACGTCCCGCCATATTCATGCAACTCGGCACCCCATTTAGAACCAAGCTTTCGCCCCCAGGCAGCAAACCCGATTTTGACATCTCGCTTTGCTAAGTCAACTTCGTAGATGATCTTGCGGATTCCGAAGTCACGATCCCCATATCTCGCCATCGGTGGTTTGCCTGGTGGCCTGGGCTTGCGTCCCTTCTGATAGACTGCAACAGGCTTACCGTCGATCACCTCAGTTCTAATCTGCTTCTGTGGCTTGACTGGATTCCCGATGAGCTTCCTAGCATCCTGCCTAATGATCGCACCGAACCTTTCAAGTGCTCGGCGGTCGATGTCCTGGAGTGCCGATATTCTGCGGTTGGCTTGCTGGATGATCCGCTGAAAGCCCCGTGTTTTTGCTTTCAGCTTGAGCATCGCGTTTATCCTTTGGAAGCATCAGTTTCAGCATCGAAATAGTCTGCGAGTTGATCGGCCACCGCTCCTTGCCATCCTTTTTCCCGGCGTCGGCAAAAAGCTCTGGACGGGCTCCCCTCGCCATCTCCATTAACTGCCAGGCTGTAAGCCCTGCTGGGTCGATTCCGACGATTCCAGCCAGTCGATAGAGAGCTTGCCAAACGCTTGTTTGATCCGCTCTGCCTGTACCTCCTGGCCCCGCTTGCTGCTTGACCACAGACCGGCCAGCAGCTCCTTTTTTGCGGGTGCCAGGCGCGAAAAAAAACCAGACCATTCCTCCATGAAAGCATCGATCCCAGCGGACAAAGCATCGCCATCTAAGCGATCACCAAACGTCCTGCAATCAATGCCCAATGCTTGGGCCTGATCCATGCAGATAAACCAAAGAACATCCATCAATGTCGGGATGTCAGTTGGCATCTGCTCAGGGGAGTCCAGTAGATCGATCTTTAGATTCTGCTTGATCGCCAGTAGGTTACCGACCGTCAGTTTGATCTGCCACTGATGGCCGGTAGAATCCTTAAACGCTCGCATGTTGAAACCTCGTTAGGATGACTGCAAAAACTACGTTGCAGTATACCAAACAGGGGCGGAGTTGGCGTTCTTCACTGGTCGCAATGAAACGTCCACCATCAACGCCTCGCCGAGGTTCTCATTACGTGTGAAGCTCTTCACCATCATCGTGGCCCGCAGCCCCTCACTGCCGGTCGTTGCGACCAGGCCATCGAGAACCAAGATTTCAACCGAAGTGTTGTTGATGAATGCACCCTGGAAGGCATCAAAGTCAGCGTCGCCGGTATCCCAGAGCATCCCGAATTCAACGGTAGCATCCTTCATCCCGTCAACGAATTCCTTCCAGCCACCAGACGCCCGAGTCGTTACGTCGGTTTCGTCCTTCTCAAGGCTCAAGGTTAGATCCTTGACGTTGCCAATGAGATCCCAAACAGGAACGGAATAGGTTCCGGTGTTGCGGTAAAGCTTCGCGTTTTGGCTCAGTACGTGTGCCATTAAATAGTCCCCTTATAGCGGATGGAAATGGTTGTCTGTAGGACGCCATCTTCGGCCACCCGGTTAGGGTCGAATGGCTCCAATTGCTCGATCTCATGAACGTATAACCCAGCCAGGTTATTGGCCGCTAAGCGATCCATTAGTTCCTGGCAGAGCGTCAAAAATTGTCCCGTCTTAGTCTCCTGCGCTGCTTCAGTCCCGCTGCAATCAGTACGAAGAACGACACCAACGGTGTAAATCTTCGTCCAAAGGTTGCTACGGCTAAGTAGTTCGCGGGATTGTTCGGCACTGTGTACCGTGACATCCCAGCCAGTAAGCACATCCCGATCATAAATCGGTACTAGCTTCTTAGCGGTCGTCACAGTCTGGCTGTACGTCCCGCCCTGGATGAGCGAGACAACAGCGTCAACTAGATCCACTGGCAAGGGCATTAGGTTTCCTTTGTGTGGATCCTCAAAGTTTGCATCGTCTGATCCTGGTATCGCCAGGCAGCCTCACCACCGACCGAAAGCACCTTGTAAATCTTGGCCCCTTCAGTGATCTGATCGCCACGCTGAGGGGTTATCACAACGCCACCGATCTTTAGTTCCGATGCAAGCAGGATGTAGTCTCGGCTTTTGATCTGCTCGATCACCGATCCATCCTGCGTGACATCATGAACCGACCGGCCAGGGACAGCCCTGGAAATCGTCACAGACGATGCGCCGCGGGTATAGGTGATCGACACTCCATGAATGGAGCGAGCGGCCTTATGTGCGGCGATGACTGCGGATTCCAGGGCTGTTGTCATTGCGTTACCTCAGTGGACTAGGATCAGGTCAACAGGGTTTCGGTGCTGCCGATCTGATCCGTCACAACGATGGGAACCCCGAACGATTCAGATGGGAATGGTGCAGGTGCTCCAGTCGGGTTGGTCGCTGTCCGGCTGGACTGCAACTGACGGTGCGATCGTCGGTTCATCACGATGTAGTTAGGACCACGGGAAGCAGGGAACTTTTCCAAAGCCTGAGCAATCAGGCTGTCGGTCAGACCCTTGCCGGAGTCGGCAGTCAGGTTGGCGATGCGGACAACGCTGTAGATCGATCCAACCTTCAGGCCACACCAACCAACGATTGGGTGGTAGTAAGCTGGGAAGCGACCAGTAGTGGATCCGGCACGCTCAACGATCTGCCGTTCACCGATCGAAATGACGCCCTGCTGTCCCCACAGGACTTGGCAGTCAGCATCGCCGGTGCGAACGAGGTACACCGAAGAACCAGTGGCAGAAGTCGTTCCACCAGCACCGACCACCTGGGCATCGCTCAAGCCGTTCAGGTTAGCTTGGCCAGCAAACCCAGCAAACCCACCAGCATCGTTTCCGGTGCCGTAGAAAATCTGCTGCTCAACCTCGGCCATCGCCTGTCGCATGTGGGCGAGTGCCTCGATCCCCATCATGTGTTCCAGGCCACGCTCATCAGCGGTCGCGGCTGCGATGTCAACGGCGAACGAAGCATCGAGCACCTTGAGGTCCAGCGTCACGCTGGTGTAGGTGCCCTTCTTGTTTTCGATCCCATCATTGACATCACGGAATCCAACCGCTGGGTTGGCGGTGATCTTGCTGTACTTGAACGTGTTGCCAAGCACGGTTCGCGCTGCGAGCACGCTCAGGAATGGTGCATCGTCAAGGACATCGCTAACAAGGATGTCCATGTCGGTTTTGTTGAAATGCGCCACATCGGTCGTCGTCAGGTAGCTATCAGCCATAATTCAAAGTCTCCGTTTTGGTTGCGTTGGTAAAAATCAGTTCGAGCGAGGAGCGAACGCCCCAGCCCATCGAATCGCCTTCTCATCAGCACCAGCCTTAGCAAGCTTCGCTCGTCGCTCTGCTGCTTCGATCTGAGCTGCGGTCAACTCCTTGCCAGCAGGAGCGGCACTCAGTGGCTGCTCCTCGCCAAGCTTCCCCTCGATCGCTGCAAGCTTCGCGGTTAGCTCATCCACCTGGGATTGCAGCTTCGCATTAGCCTCGCCAATCTCGCCGTTGACGATCGACAGGCATTCCTGCATCGTCTTGCCTTCAAGGAACCACTTGGCCCCCCGATCACCAAACGCAACCATGTAAGGTTGCGCAGCCTCAAGGCTCATCGCAGCGGGTGCAGGTGCCACAGGTGCGGCCTGTTCCTGCTGCTGAGTCTCGACAGCGTCCACCGCTGCATCAGCCATAACTTCTTCTCCGTAGTGAAGCGACAGAAAACCAAGTAGTCTTTCAACTACTTCCTTTTTCGGAACACCCGAAAAGTGAGTCTCAATCAGCGAGCTAACAACCGGTGCCAAGTCTCGCTTGTCGTATAGATCAAAGAGCCCACCACGGGTCGCGGCTGGCTCATCAACAAAGTCAACAGCCCTCAGCCCCTTGATTCTCAATGGTGCTTTTTCGCCTGGCTTGAGGGATTCCAAAGCGGCTAGCATCTCATCAGAGAAGTCAGCCACGATCGACAATCCAAACGTCTCGGAATCCTCTTGGGCGAGCTCCAGGAGGTACGCTCCCTGCTGACCCTTAGGACTGTTATCACTTGCCGAAAGCATGGTGAAATCAGCGTAAACAGCGTTTCCCTCAACGCGGAAATTCCGTGCCCTTGCAACGGTGGTCCCGAGGCCATCGCTCGACATGTGCGGGTGGGTCCAGCGTGCTTTGATTCCGCGGGTTGCACCGTTGCCGATGTCAGCGACCTGCTGGAGCGTGACAGCATCAACGACGATTGGCCGAGAGTCGTTTAGACTCCCTGCCTCGATCACCTTGGCCCGCTTGATCGTTCGGCCATCAACACCGCTTGCCGGTGCTTTGGTAGCCTGGCTACGAAACATCGTTAGACGGCTGCTGCCCATTGTCTTCTCCTTCGCTTTCGGTGGTCTCTTCCGGAACGCCTGGCTCAGCCATCACGGGGACAGTAACCAGCCCTTCGGTCGATTCGTCGAAGCCGTATTGCGTTAGGTAGTCCCGCTCCTCGGCAAGCTTGCGGACAACATCCCGCCAATCGTCGCCGTACTTCTCACGGCGGATCTCTGAACGAGTGCGTAGCTTGCCTTCAACGGCCATGAGGTCGCCGGTAATCTCTTGCTCGGGATTCCAATAGGGCACACCCGCTGGGATCCAGTCCCAGTAGATTTGATCGATCTGCTGTACGCCCGCAGGCATCGAAAGGATTCCCGCTGCCATCCACTGCTGGATCTTCCAGACGGTGATCCGGTCCAGCATCTCTTTCAAATCTTCTCGCTTTGCCTTGCAGGCTTGCTGATACTGGATAAGAGCAGCTCGGGAACCAAAGAAGTTGGTGTACGCTTCATCGTAAAACGACCAAGGGATATCCAAACTCTTTAGAGCAGCTTGCAGGCTAAGCGTCAGGAACGCCTGGAACTCTGTTGATGGATGGCGGGACTCTAGGAACTCAGCCTTATCGCCTGGGTCAAGTTCAAGCTTGACTGGACCTCGGCCAAGATCGACTTTGTATTCATCGCCATACAGCTCGGCATCGTCATCAGCCATTTCGCGGGTGATGGCGAGGGCGAAGAGCTGGGTTATCTTAGCTTTGGCCCGTGCGTAGTCGGTCACCTCCAGCGAATCCTGGAATGACGCGATCGCGGATGTCAGTGGGCTTACTCCACGCACCTGGTCGAACGAGTCGAAGTAGGCAAGCTGAATTACGTTGCCCGCGCTGATGTCACGCTCAAAGGCGTACTGGCCATCCAGCGAACGTGACCACACCGCAACACGATTCATCGATCCGCCAGCACCTACCTTGATACCGTGGACCCAGTTGTACATCGGATCGACGCGGTTATCAGGCGAGCGTACGCGATCACCTTCGATCGCCTGGAGCCTGCCATCACGAAGCTTAACTAGAAAGACATCACCATCCAGCACCCTACGCATCTCAGCCAGGCGAACCATTCGGCGCAGCGAGTGACGGCCAGCGATGTCGCAATTGATCGGGCGGTTGTACCAGTTCATTAACGCTTCAAGGCGTTCATTGAAAACTGGGTCGTCGGTATTTGCTTGGAATGTGAATGTCGAAACGTAGTCCAGGTGCTTGCGGATCGCCCAGGCCGCTACGCTGAAATTGCGGTTTAGCTCCCGGGCACCCTCGATTACCCTTCGTCGCTTCTGCGAATCTAGCAACGCATCGCTAGACTGGATCCGCGTACCTGGGTCGCGTCGCTGCTGGTTCGGTTCGGCTGCAATGTACCGCCCGAAACGGGTTAGCCAATTGGTCGCGGCGCTGCGTGCTTCTTTAATCATGAGCGTTCCCCAGATTAAAGTTACTCATCCGCGATCTGGTGCGACTGTAGCGGGTGACTTCCTTCCGCCAATACTGAAGCTCTTTCATCGCCTGCGAGCGGTCAAAATCGACGCTCGTTCCGTCAACGGAGACGCTGACGATCCCAGCGCCGGAGGCGATCTGGGTCTCTAGAGAATCCACCATCTGCTTGGCGAATTCCAATTTGCGATTACGCTCAGAGAAATCTGCATTTGTCATATAAACATAAATGCAGAAAAGAGGCGATTTTCGCCCGAGTTACCTAACAGATTCTGACTATTTTGGCGAGATTGGACCAACTTCTCGCAGAATAGATGGCTGGTTGCAGAACTTGCAACTAACCCGGAATCGTCGGATCTCCTGATTCAATTCCGGGTAGGTGGCGTGGTAGTGGGCCCCCTGCTGCTTTAATAGCCCGCCACACTTTCCGCAATGCGGGCAGCAAGGGACTTCGTAGGAAACGGTGGGCGGCTTCTTCTTTGGCTGGTTCATAGGTAGTCAACGCTCCCGCGATGTCGCTTCCTTGGTGCTTCCTGCTGTGGCTGCTGGGTGGCTGGTGGCTGCTCGCCTGTGGTCACCTGTGGCATCTGTGCGGCTGATCGCCTCCGCTTTGGTCCCGCGTCGCTGGGCAATCTGCAACCCTCAACCGAGGCGGCGACACAACACCCGACCAAACAGTCTAGCCAGTGGTTGTCAGGGCGATCCGCTTTAATCTTCCATTCATCAACCGTCCTACCGCGTCCCTCAGTTCGCACAGGGAACTCTGCGCGTAGGTGCTTGGCGATGGTCTCATGCTCGATCCCGCTCGCCTGGTACAGCGTGAGACTGCCAGGTGTACCTGGTTCGGTTGATAGGCGGGAATGAAGGAAACTCTTCCACCAATTGGCGTCGAATAGGACGTGCCGAATCGGGCTGTCCTTTGCCCTGTCCACCCGCCAATGTTGGCCAACAGCCCGCCCGAGTCGCCTGGTGTGGTTCGCGTTCAGTGGCTCATTCGATGCACCGATCCCCTTGCCGTGCGATGGATAGATCGATCCCTTATGAGTTGATCGCTGGCAATGCTGGTAAACGATGTTGCGGCTGAGCCCCCAGTTGGCATCTATCAGCATCCGATTGATTGCGAGCTCCAGCCCGTCCTCAGTCTTCCAGGTGCGGCTGAATAGATCCTTCTCGATTGCTGTCAGTGCTTTGGCAATCTTCGATTCCAATGACTCGCCTGGAAATTGCTTGGTGAAATTGTTCCTAACACCAGTCATTCGGAAATTCGTCGTTCGCTGATTTGGCCATGCTCCGTACTCGATTACTGTGCCAGTCATATCGTGACGCCAGGCGGTGACAGCATAGAAAAGGATCTCCTGCTGTACGTCAACCATTGCGACAAGCTTGGTGGTGTTCGCTGGTGCAATAGCCTTTGGAGTGTGGCCCATCCGCTTAGCGAGTGCGGTTTCGCTCAGCATCGTATCATCAGCGCGGAGCTCCATCGGCTGATTTTGATACTCCGCGAAAAACGCACCTTCATCCCGGAAGTAGAGGTTCATTGCGTTTTGAATCGCTGATAGCTCATCCTCGTTGAAACGATCCTCCCAAGCGGCGCGGGCTCCCTTGTCCATCTCGGCCTGGTTGTCACGATAGAACTCCGTGGCTTCGGTGGTATCGGTGCCGTTACGGAAGCACGCTTCCCGGATCTCCTGATACCGCTGCCAAAGATCCATCTTTTCGGGCATACCATAAAGCAACTGGGTTCTTTCGCCGTGCCACTCAGGGGAGACCTGACGATCTAGCGATTGGTCCGCCATGTCGCCACGCTGGATGACTGTGCAAGGCATCACACCAGCGATCTTTACACCAGGACCAGCGAGGCCCAAAATGTCGCCGTTGACGATGGCTAAGCGATCATCGTTCTGGGTTCCGCTCTTGGCGGATTCCCGCGTCTGTGGGTCATCCAGGATCACGTAATCGGGGCGGATAACCTCGCCATCTGGTGTCGTCTCCTGCTGTCCTCGAATATCGCCAGTGATACCACAAACTGATACCAGTGATCCTGAAGCCTGGCTACCCTCGATCGTCGGCAGCATGATGTTATCGGCCAGCCATCGGATCGCGGTATTCTTGCCTCGGTACGTCTGCGAATTCGCCCGAGCTGGCTTGCCATCTAGCAGCACGATCGGATAGCAGACTTCGGGGAAGTCGGCCAGTAGTAACGGGTTGAACCGTAGCTCAGATTTGATGCCGTTCAAAAGCTTCTGGGCTTTGGGTTCAGTGGCACCCACCAAGCACACCCAGCGACGGAACCCGCAAAGCAGAGCCCAAGTAGCGGCGGTGATGGCGATCGTTGTTTTGCCGGAACCACGGGGCATCGCCATTGCGAATAGACCACCAGCCTTGACGGTGGTTTCGATCCGCTCCAGGACTCGCAAGTGGTCATCAGACCAACCCAGGTGGAATGCTGACGGGCGGTAAATCTCGCAGTAAGCGCGGAGGCTGTCCATCGCCTCCTGCCTGCGGACTGGATCGCCAATTGGCGGAATCTCGCCAATGTCCGCGGCGGCTTTAGCCTGCTGGCGCATCCGCTCCGCCATCTTTTCGCGGTGGACGCGGTACTGCTCGGCAAGCTTGTCCTTGCGGTTGTCACTCATCGTCGCCATAGATTGATCCCAGCTCAACTGGGTCGCCCGTCACGGTATCAGGCAGAATGACATACCAAGCCTTATTTTCAGCAGCTCCGCGATAGACTTTGTAACGACACCCTGGGAAAAGGTTGGTGAACTGTGCCACACCGTTTGCGTCGCTTGTCACGGTTCGCAGGCGGTTATCCAGTGCCAGGCCAACTGAACCCTGAGCAAGCCCGACTAACTGCATGGTGATCGATACTCCAGCCTCGACAACTCCTAGGTGGCTGTAACAGGTGTAGTAGCCGGTGATCTGCGTCGCTGGGCTTGGTGTGATGCTGATCGCGGTCAGGCTGTAGCTTACGGTTTCATCGTCATCGACCACCAGAGACGCGCCGGCAAAGGTTGCACCTGGCGAAGTGATTGCGACAGTCCAGGTTCCATCGTCAACGTTGAACGTGATTTGGCCAGAAGCGTTTGTAGATCCGACGTAGGTTTCAGCGGCTTTGGTCAATCGAACGCTAGCACCTTCAACGGGCGATGCTGACAGCGTCACAGTGACAACCACAGTCCTGGCGCCGGTTCCGGTTCCGCCTCCACCGCCACCGGTTGGTGCATTCTGGAGAGCGGATGTAGAGAAGCGAGCATTGGCTGTTCCGTCATTGACAATCATCGTTGTCAGATCGACCAACTGAGTAAGCGCACCTACAGCCGTTGCAATCTCAGTCGCGGCAGATGCTGCGAGTGCATTGGAGTCGATCGCACCTGCGGCAAAGTGGGTGTTATCAATGACTGCGGGCTGTAGTTCGTGGATGTCGGCGGCTACGTGATGTGATCCAGTCACTTGCACCGTGCGATTGCTGTTCGCTGCGATCAAAACGGAATCGAGATATCCAGCCCTTGTCGCGGTCCAATTGCTGGCCAGTGCCGCGTTGTTAGTTCCTCGCATGTCAGTGTTCGTGGTCGTGGTATCGACCAGCGTGACGCGGGAGATGTGACCAGATCCATTAATTCCAAGCGCGGCGAAGTTAGACGGGAAAGCTTGCGTCAGTGCGTAGCCTGTCTTGTCGCCGACAACTTCCGCGATCGACGCCATGCGACCACCAACCAAGCCGGATGGGAGACGGTTCTGGATGTCCTGCGTATCGACTTCGATGTCCGTCGCCGTCTTGATCGTTGTTCCGCTCAGGTTCAGAGTCGTCGATGGAGAGCCAACGTTGGCAAGGTCGATGCCAGCCTCGCCACCAGAAGAGACGTCGAGCGTTCGACCAGCCGTGGTTGGCTTGAGTGCACCGAATGCGTCGGTCTGGTAGTCAACGGCATCGAGCTGAATTTCTATGTCGACCGGATGCATGTTTGTCGCGCCGCGAAGACATATCTCAACGAATGTGGCACCTGCTGCGATCGCCCCGTTAGGGATGCCTATTTGGTATCTCCCAGAGCGGGAACCGCTCGCAACGATACCGCCACTCACATAAGACCCCAAGGTACCAGCAACCAGTCCAGTTCCTACGCCAAGCTGAGTCCATGAAGAATCACCTGATCGCCTGTACTCAAGAATTAGACCGCTGGTGGTGTGAGTAAGGCCTGAGAGCCCA